ACTTCGAGGCCCGGTTCTTCTCACCGGCAATCTATTGGGCAGAGGTGCGCCATGGCATCCTGCGAATATCCAACGGCTATATGCTGCTGACCGGCCCCCGGACTGTGGCTGCCATCGCTGAGACAGCGGGCGGGCATCTGGCGATCGACAACATCGCCGTGTCGTCTACGGCAGCATCTGGCCCGTTGGTGTCGGCGGTGTCAGTCGGACAATACAGCATGATCGGCCGGCTTTCGCTCATAGCCGGCAACACTTGGACGTTCTCGCTGCCTGCCGGCCTCGCCCAGACGATCTACAGTCCCACTGTGAATTATACCGGCTCGGTGTTCGCGCCGGGGTTCTTCGCCAACACGCTGTTTCAGGCAGGCAAGACGGCTGGAGGCAGCCCCGGCAATGTCGCGTTGTTCGGTGCGGCGGGTGAGCAGCGAGGCATCCTGTTAAAACGGGCTGCGCTCAATGGCTGGGCCATTCTGGTGCAGGGCGCGACGGACGATCTGAACATAGGGCGATGGAATGATGCTGGGGTGTTCCAGGGTAACGCGCTCGCTATCAACCGCGCGACTGGCACAGTCGGGTTTAACAACACGACACCGCCTGCGGCCAAGCCGACGATATCAGGCTCGCGGGGCGGCAATGCTGCGCTGGCATCGTTGCTGACCGCGCTGGCCAGCTACGGCCTGATCACAGACAGCTCGACCGCATAGGGGATAGGCCATGACAGTACTTGCTGGGACGATCCGTGCATCATCCACCGGCAACCCGGATTGGAGGGCGTGCGACGGCGGCACGGTCTACGTTTTCGATTACAAGCTCGGCGGCATCCAAGTGCTGCCGCGCGCCGCACCAGCGCCAGGCTACGGCGATCACCGCGACTGGCGGCGCCGCGTCGGCACCCGGTATGGCTGGACCGGCCTCGGCCCCAATGGCTTTCGATTCCGCCTGCCTGTCGCGGCGGATGGGAATTATGTCAAAACCAATGATGATACCGCCGACACCTGAGATGCCAGACTGGCAGGCCTTTGCCATCCCAGAACCCAACAGCGGCTGTCTGCTGTGGGAAGGGTCTGTGACGCGCGGCTATCCCCGTCTCGGCAATGCCCAAGTGCGGCACCTCGTGTGGGAAGAGGCGAACGGGCCACTGCCTGACGGTATGATTATCAGCCCACAGTGTGACAATCGGTTCTGCGTCAGTGCTGACCATCTGTTCTCGCGGCTAAAGAGGACGACCAGCGACAACTGGCAGGACCACGCCATCCCTGAGCCGATGAGCGGATGCTGGCTGTGGGAAGGCATGATCGACGGTCGCGGCTACGGCAAATACGTCGAGGGCGGCAGGCATCGTCAGGCGCATCGTGTGGCGTGGGAAGCGACTAATGGCCCAGTGCCGGCGGGGCTTGTCGTCTGTCATCGCTGCGATAACCGGCTGTGTGTGAACCCTGATCATCTGTTCGCCGGCACGCAGGCTGAGAACAATCTGGACATGCTAACTAAGGGCCGGCACGGCAACGCCAACAAGACGCACTGCAGGCGTGGCCACGCATACACGCCAGAAAACACATATTGGCATAGAACACCGAACGGCGGTTCCGGACGGTCATGCAAGCAATGCACGCTGGATAGCAACGCCAGGATCAAAGCGCGCCAGCAGGCAGAAAGGGCAACCCGCAATGCCTGATACCTACACCGACAACCTAGGGTTGGTTTTGCCGGAAGTCGGGGCCTCAAGAGACTCATGGGGCTCTAAATTGTCCAGCAATTTCAGTGTGTTAGATGAGTTCGTGTCCATGTCCATGCCGCTTGGCTCGCTGCTGGATTATGCGGGGCCGACACCGCCGCCTGGCTGGCTGATTGCGGACGGGCGCGCTGTCAGCCGCACAACCTACAGCGAGCTGTTCGCGGCAATCGGCGCCCACTGGGGTGCGGGCGACGGTTCGACCACATTTAACCTGCCGAATTTCGGCGGTCGCGTGGCGGTTGGCGCGGGCGCCGTCACAGACGAGAACGGGTCGTCTGCCTCCTACCCGTTCGCAGTGCGGCTCGGCGCGCAGTCGCGTCAGATCGTGCAGGCCAACTTCCCAACGCTGAACCTCACGGCGACGGCTGCCGGCTCGCACAGCCATAGCGGCATAACGTACGATGCCGGCTCGCACACGCACACCACCGACGCGCAGGGCATCCACACGCACGGTCCAGTCGGGGCGACCGACGCGGCTGGCGCACACGCACACGCCGGCGGGACTGACAGCCAGGGGTCGCACAACCACACAGTGGCACTGTGGAACCTGGGGGCCGCGGGCGCTGGTGGGGGGGCAAACGTCATCAGTGACGCGTTCGGCGCGGCCAATTACACCACCAGCATTAACGGGGCACACGTCCACCAGATCGCCACAGATACGGCGGTCGCCCATCAGCACGGCATCGCGCTGGACGGCAACCATTTGCACAACGTCACCGCTGCCGGCACCCACAACCATGCGATCGTGCCGGATGGAAACCACACGCATACCGTGGCGCTGGGTGGCAGCAATATTGGTATGGACATCCGCCAGCCCCTCGCCGTCGTCACCAAGATCATCTATGCCGGCCAACAAGCCGCACCGGCCGCAGCGACCGCTGCAGTGCCGCTGGTGCGCCGGCTGATGTCGGCGCCGCTGCGCGGGTCGCACTAGCATGCCTCGCCTGCCACAAGCCCCGCCGCCGGGCGTTGTGCGCAACGCCACACCGGAAGCCACTCCAAATAGGTGGTGGGACACCAACAACATTAGGTTTCGCGGCGGGCAGATCCAGCCGATCGGCGGCAATGCGGCGCTACCTGGCACGGGCGTGTCTGACCCGATCCGCGATCTGCTGACGTGGCACGACAATGCGCGCGTGCGCTGGGCGGCCTACGGCACCGACACCAAGCTCTACGCGTTCCGGTTCGACACCGACGAGCTGTTCGACATCACCCCGGCTGGCGTCGGGCCGCTCGATCCGCCTGGCGCGCTGGTAGGCTACGGCCTTGGTGATTACGGCGAGAGCACATACGGCACCGCGCGAGATCCGTCCGACATCGGCGTGCAGGACATTGCGGCGACGATGGGCGACCGGTGGAGCATGGATACGTTCGGCGAGCGTCTGCTGATCGTGCCGACCCAGGACGGCCACCTGTTCGAGTGGGATCCCAACACCCCCACGGTGCTGCCGACGATCGTCACAGCGGCGCCAGCGTCGAACCGGGGCGTGATCGTCACCGACCAGCGGCACGTGGTGCTCTACGGGGCCGGCGGTGACCCGCGCGCCATCGCCTGGAGCGACCAGGAGGACTACGCGGTCTGGGCGCCGACCGCGGTCAATATGGCGGGCGACAAACTGCTCGCGACGCAGTCCTACGCCATGACCGCGATCAAGATCGCCGACAGCATCCTGCTGTTCACCGGCAACGACCTGCACAAGATGACCTACGTGGGACCGCCTTACGCCTACGGCATCGTCGAGATTGCCTCGGGGTGCGGGCCGATCTCGCCGCGCGCTGTGGTGCGGATCGGCAGCAATGTCGCGTGGCCTGGACTGCAAACCTTCTGGGGCTATGCCGGCGCCGTGCAGCCCCTGAAGTGCGACGTCGATGACTGGTTTTTCAGCCTCGTGAACCGGCAGATGGTAGGCCGCGTGTTCGGCTCGCCCAACCCGGCATTTAGCGAAATCTGGATAGATTTCCCCGACGAGGGCGCGAATGAATGCAATCGATATATTGCAGTCAACTACGCGGACGCATCGCGTCCATGGACAATCGGAGTGAGGAATAGAACTGCCGCAGATGCAACGGGGACGCTCGACAACCCAATCTTGGCTGGCCCGTCCGGAAGCGGTGCGTGTCTATACATTCATGAATACGGCTGGCTTGATAACGGCGTTCCACGCGGCCCGATTGGCTCTGTGTATGCCGAATCAGGGTCTGTTGTGATGGGGGAGGGGGACGTTCGGTTTCACGTCCGACAGATCATCCTCGACGCCGCGACTGCTGAGCCGGATATGCTTGGATACCGCTTCGCGTTGAGGGAACAGCCAAACGGCCCTGAACACGACACGGGGCTTTATACTGTTCAACATGAGGGGCTAATGGACGTTCGTTTTAGCGGTCGTCACATCCGTATGCGGATGGAAGCACTAAAGGATGGCCCGTTTGCGGTAGGGCGTCCAAGGATTCAAGCGCGCAAAGGAGGGCGCCGATGACCGTTCGCCCGGTCAGCCGTCCGCCCGCGCCGTTCCAGGCGCCTACAAGCGGTAGCATCGACGATCGGCTGGCTATCATTGCCGCCGAAATCAATCGCAAGGCCAACGCCGGGCTGGCGGGTCCTGCGTACCATTTCCTCGGGCTGATCTCGCCTGACGGCACGTCGTGGCGCGTGTCGATCACCGATGCCGGGACGATTGTCACAGAGGCAGCCCCGTGACCAACGAGCAGAAGGTGCGGCGGTTTGAGCGGGCGTTGGCCTACGCCGGCAACACCCACAACGTCGCCGACGTGCTGGACCGGATCGGCCAGCAGAAAGCGGTATGCTGGACCCACGGCGACACTGTCGTGGTTACCGAGGTTCTGGCGTTCC